TCCAGCCCGCTACCACAGGGGCAGAGGTCTCTACTAGCCGTAGGACGAGCCACGCCCTTATCCATCAGGCAACCGCTACGACCACAGGCAGGGCAGAACTCTTCGCCGTCCTCGTTGGTCACTAGGTCGCTTTCTTTGCTCACGGCTTCACACCAGGAGCACTTGATTACCGCTTCCATTGGCTCACCCCATAACAGAGGCCAGCAGACACGCCAACCCAGACCAGTAGAGCAATGGGATCAGCCCCGTTTGGGTCGCTGGCTAGAACCTCGATGTGATCGTGAAGGTGAACAGTCATACCAACCAGCCAGCCAGTAAAGACCGCGAGCGGGTACAAGACCCAACAGCGTAGAACCTCGCGCCGGTGTCGTTGCTGTCTGCGTCGTTGTGCTCTGCTCATAGTGTCACCTCGTCCCCAGCCTCGAACCAGTCTTCAAGGTCGCTGTCAAACTCCCATAAATCCAGCTCAAAAGCCGTTACAACGTCGAGCCCGCGCACGTTGTAACCGTCGCAACGGTGGCAGATTACGTCGAACGTGACCTCGTCGCAGTCCTCGCAGTTGTAGAAGCGCGGGGAGCCGTCCAGGTGGCCGAGTAGATAGAACTCTCGACCCGTGACACTGTCCACCCTTGCGCCCTCGTTGGTGGTGTCTGCCATAGACAGCCAAAAGGTGACAGCCTCAAAGCCTGCTGGCACTGGTTGGCAATCCCGCTTATAGCCGACGGTCACAGTCTGCGCTCCGTCAATCTCGCGGAGTGCCACTAATGAATCGTGCACGAAGAACTCGTGGTCGTGGTGTGTGCTGGTGCACTTCATTAGCACTCTCCCATCATCTCGGCTAGACCGATTACGGCTTCGCGTAGGTGTGGTACGTAGAGTTCAATCGTCCATTTCGACTCCCACGATACAAATAGTTTGGAATACTCGCTACTGAGGTCAAAGGTCAGGCGCACAGTCGGCCCACCAAGACCCAGCACAACCTCAACCGCGCTGGCTTGGTAGTCGTCGTAGGTTTCGTAACGCGTACTGTCTAGCGTCTTGCGACCAATGAAGACAATCTCCAACTGACGCTCTAGCCACCAACCAGCAAGCCCGCTTGGGTGCTCTTCCCACTCGTTGCGCTGGTCGCTGTAATCAGCCCAGCACTCCAACGCTTCCTCTTGGTATGAGGACGGCGGTTTTAGTTCCCCAAGTTTGGCTAGCACGTCTGCTTCGCTGAAGTCAACGAGCCCGCCCTTGTCGTAAATAATCTCTTGCAAAGCACCACAGAGAACGTCAAGCCCGCGAAGGGCTTTGGCGTAAGTGTCGGCTACTTCGTGTACTGCTTCAATGCTGGTAATCATGGTAAAACTCCCTGCCGTTGGGGATAGTCAAATCCAACGACCCTGAAAGTATGCCATCTATAAGCAAGAAAAGCAAGTCAAAAACCAAGTATTTATGCAGGTCAGAACGTCTATTTTGATCAGTGGTTTCGCGTGATCTTTTGTCGGTTGCGCGTGGCTCGGCGAACAGGGACGAGATCACTAGCATGTTGATTCTCTCCCAGACACTTGTTGAGTCTCTCTCAGACCGTCGATAGCACATTTACTATCATCTAGGAAAAGCAAAAAGACCGGCGCATGGCCGGCCTAAATGCTACACAAGGGGGGAATTGCGTATTGTTAGCCCCACCACCAATAGGTGTCTAGGGTAATTCTGATCTCTTCTTTGAGTGCGTCACACAAGGAGCCAAGCTCTTCGTATCCTTTAGGCCACTCACCATCAACGGTTAGGTTGCCTTCAAGCACACTCACTGAAGCCTTCAACATAAGCAACGATCCGAACTGCTCGCTGGTCATCTTCTTTGTTGTCTTAATAATCATTGTGCCACCTCTGTAACTGAATTGAGATTCATTAAAAGACCACAGCAAAAGCAAGTAGGCTCAACAATAGGAAGTCGAGCTGTTACTTCGATCAATGTGTCGCAATTATCAGGGTCACAAGTGTACCTGTATTCATGCCACTTCATAGTCCAACTCCCCAAATGTCACAAACTTCCATAACTGCGTCGTTGAGTTGCTCAAAGAACGACTCTTTATCTTCGTTGCTCAGGTTTGCGCTGGCTATAAAGTCCTCAGTTATCTCGGAGAACCAAAGCACTTCTGAATTGTCAGCACCAAATGTTTTTATTTCACTCATACCACTCCATCTACTCAAAGTCCAATAGTCTATTGAACATTCATAACGGTACAGCATAGAAAAGTGTTTGTCAAGTCAATCCGTATGCTATAATTTTCTTGCCGGTGGCGTTGGTTTAGTCACCAGTAATGAGCGAAGACGGTACTACTCCCGCTATCAACGCTCCGCTACCGGCCTATTCGCCTTACGATAACGATAACGAGCTACACGCTCACGCACATTCTTGTTGTAGGCTATGCGACATTCTTCACAAGGCTTCTCACTGCGCCTTCTATGCCACGCCCAGCCACGCTCTGTGCCATGTTCGATCTCTCTGCGATCAGGTGGATCAAATCCTTTAGCGAAGGCAACTATGCGTAGTTCTTGGTACGTGAGTCCACCCCAAATGCCCCACGCCTCACCACGCGACAATGCCCACTCTAGGCACGGGATCCTGAGTGGGCACTGAGCACAAATACTTTTAGCTTTTTTTACTGATGTTTGTTTCTCGTCAAAGAATAGATCAGTTTGACCTAGACAACGAGCCGAGCTCCAATCGAGCACTGGTTCTTAGAAGTCTTCCTCTGGAGTAGTCTTCTTACCAGCCTTAGAGATCTCCACCGTTGCGAATCGAAGTTCTGCACCAACGCTGTCTGCTGTTAGTGTGATCTTCTCGCGCTTTACTCCGTCTTTCTCGAAGCGATCTTGGTTGAATGTACCACTGACAACAACACGATCACCCTTCTTTAGTGAAGCGTGTACGTTCTCTGCGAGTGTACCCCATGCGTTGCAATCGAAGTATGACACGATCTCTTCGTCTTTCTTTAGACGAGTTACTGCAACTGCGAACTTACAAACCGCTTGGCCTGTGTTCACGAAAGTCAGTTCCGGATCGCGTGTGATGTTTCCTGTTATTACTGATGACATTTATCTAGCTCCTTTTTAGGTTACTAGAATACTATCATCTTTCAGTCTCGTCGAGCATAGTAATCCACTGTTCAAGGGTCATAACGACGTACGCCTGATCAGGGCTTTTACCACGCCTCTTAATAATAGCTACACCAAAGTCTGCTCTGGCGTTCTTCTGTTCGTGCAGTGTCTCGTCCATAATAGAAGCGAGTGTGATCTTGCCTAAGTTCTTGCACTCAAACACGATCCCAGGAAGGCCATTCAGGTCACCCTTGTCGATCGTGTTACCTGCACCGTAGCGTCGTTCAATAGTTACACGACCACGACCATTGAAGTAGCGAGCAACGTCGCGCTCCCACTGAGAACCCTTAGCCTTCTGAGGTGTTGTCATTCACATTCATTTCTTTTTTTATTTCTTCAATTTCTTTCAAGAGCTCGTCCACCTTCATTGTCCACACGGTTTCACCAAGTTCATAATCTTCTTTAGGTGTTGTCATTCCTTAACCCATTTCTCTAGCTCGTCGAGAACTTCAATCACATCACAAGGCCAACTGTATTTACACCAGTCGCAGTAGTAAGGGTGCTGATCATTGTTGTGCTTGTTGCGTAAATAGTCGCGACGTTCCTTACTCATCATTTGCAGATTCTTCTTTTATCTTTTCAATCGACTGTTCTAATCTGTTTTCCATAAGAGCAATAGCACCTTGGATAAGACCATCATCAACGCCATTAAGAACTAAGCACTCTATGAATGAAGCCATAAGGAGTGACGTAGCTTCTTGGTGTTGTTCCATTGTGATCATTGTGTCTCCCTGTATAGGCATAGTGCAATAATAGTATAGGTAGCAAGATCCAGTAATGAGTCTTCGATACTTTCATTAACTAAGTTTTGACCGCGAGCCGCCGCTTGGAGACGTTTAAGTTTGTCCGAGCCGCGTGTCATACAACCAATCCAACCTTCGATACCCCAATCTTCACTGGCGCGTACGTTAGCGAATGGGTCGCCCTTGTCTGCTCTGCCGTAGTCGGCTTGCTTCTTGTCGTGCATAGCTACGATCTCGTCGATCGCTTGCATGAATGGTGTCTTCGCTTTCATCGTGACTCCGGCAACTGATCAATGATCCAGCTCTCAGCGTCAAGATCCCAGTCCTTAGTGCTACCAAGTCGGATAGTGTGAACGCATAGGTCATCTGGATCCCAGTCGTCCCTGCTCTGTATCTGATCTTCTAGCTCACTCGTTGGTACACCTGCGTGTATCATGCAAAACTGTTCGGAGCAGAAACCATTATTGATTCCGTACTGTATCCATTCGTCAAAGTCCATTAGCAACCGTCTGTCCATTCTGGGTACAACCCGTGATTTCTTGTCCAATAAAAATACGCTACTGCGTTCTGCTGTATCTGTGTTGCTTCGTTAGGCGTTGCAGGTAGCCCACTGATGTTAGCACGCGCAAACTGCCAGATCTCAGGCATAAACTGATACATACCTTGTGCATTTGATACCACGTTGGTATCTACCAGCTTGTTTCTGCTTTCAGTGTAAGCAATACACTTGAACTGCAACTGTACGCTTGGTGGTAACGCTGTTATTGGATCGAAAGTTCGTACCCCGTTAGCCACCATTGGCTCGCTGACCGGAGTTGTGGAGTGAGTTCCTATAAAAGTAGAACCCACCACCGCGACAACGGCGAAAACACTACGCATTTCTCTTTTTGTACGCAGGGTGTTGTGCCCGCGCCAACTCTTCTTCGAGATGATTAGCGTAATCAACCCACTTGTGTATTGAGTCCATGTATTCCTCGATACGACCTAATAAGACTACGTTTCGCTCGCGCAAGTAGTCGAGTTCTATTTGTAGGTGATTCATACAGCCCCCCAAAGAGTGCTTCTTCTGTGTCCAACAATGTGCTTTGAGCCCACTGCTTGAACTAGCCCCATCTGGACTAGCTCGATACGGCGTGGCCTAGCGGTTGATCCCTCAATGCCTAGGTACTCCGAGATTTCCCAATCAGTCATGGGTTGATCTTTCAACGCCTTCAATACCTGTTGGCGTAGTGTTCCCGACTTGCTCCTGATCGCGTTCCCTGCTTCAACGCTGGTACTGGAATGTACCTGCACTGGAGCTGGAATGTCTGCTGTTGCAAGATACAAGTCAAAGTAATTCTTTACTGACTCCCAGTATTCGTGGTTAGGATTCATAACCGCGTCCATTAGAACCTCGTATCGGTTATCAAAGTCCTGTTGCTTGACAACAATGCCGTAATTAGCAAGAGCCTTGCTCCAACCAATTCTTGCGTGCTGTCCGTAACGAGTTACTATCTCACGATCCGGCTGTGGAGTTCCCTTTAGAACTTCGCTTAGCTGGTCTGCCATTACTATTTTCATTACCATTAATACTCTCCCATTCAGTCATTAGATTCCTGTTTGATTTACATCTATGCGCCATAGTAGTTGCTATGGCACTACCAGTCATACCACACTTCGGGCACCTAAATGTTGTCATTTGTGTAACCTATCTACGGTTCGTCTAGCCATTTCTAATAATACATCTTTAGAACTACAATGCAAGGCTATCTGATGTGCGTACGCCCAAGCGTTGTTGCCTTTCTCAGTAGCTCGTATTGCCATAGTCAGGGGTGTGTACCCTGCACCGTGAGTTATTACTTCACCTGCTTCGAGTTTATCAAACTGTTCTGCAACGGAAGAGTTACGAGGGACTAGGTACCCAAAATCGAACTGAGTCTTAGCCCAACATAAAGCCATTTCTGCACCCTGATCAGGCAACATAGACCCATAGCACTCCTCTAGTTTTACCTTCTCCCACACCGTACCCCAAGTGTCCTTGTCGTATTCACCATCAACATCTATCTTCCATAGCTTCGCTGGCAGAGTGTCGATCTTCGCAGGGACAAGTATGCAGACGTGAGCACCAACGATTGTTAGGTACCCATCTTCATTGACTCTAGGTTTAACTGGTTCTGACCATACATTCGGCTCAGGCCAAGCAGGTTCTCTTCCGGCGTGTCCTTCGACAAGCCACTTGTAGAACGCCATTAGAGTTTCAGGACAGTGATTGGGAGCATGGCCATGTTGTTGTGTCTGATCGTGACCTTCAGTGCAGTTCGTACTGCCACGTCACTTGCTACCTTCTGCTCGGCAAGAATAGCAATAGCACCAGTGCCAACGCTGTTGCCAGCTCCAATGGACGCATAGTTCTCCTTAAACTTAATAACGGATAGATCGTCGTCGATCTCGTAAATAGATTTCCTAGTGACAATGAGCAGGTTCCACTCACCGCCAGGATTGGATTCGGCTAAATGATTACGCAGTGCATAAGGATCACTCAGACCTGACTTGCGAGCCAGCTCAATGATACGGAATGATCCCGCACCACCAAGCAAAGCGTCGCCAGACTTCCAAACTTTAGGTTCACCCGACAACTGATACAGGCCACCTTCCTCGAAGGCACCTGAGTCGCCACCGATTGAGTACGTCTTACCGTCCGTGTAACCAATGATGATCGTCATAGGCCAACCATTAAATCCCAAATAAGCATTAACAATGCACCAGTAACAACACCAATAGCCCAAGTCAATCCAAAAACAATGTATGACATTACATTACCAAGTCTTCCATAATAGGTAAATGATCACAATCCACATGCATAACAAATTAGTCTGAGCACTCATTATTTCCACGCCCCAAAAATACCAAATAACACAAACAAGAAAAACGCTATACCGCCAAGAAAGGCAACGTCTACAACCCAATGAAGTAATGTGTTTATCACTTGTATTTCTCCGGTACATGACCATTCCAAGGGATCGTCTGTGGATCAGGCTTAAACTTAACGGCACAAAGTATGCAGTAGACCCTTACTTGATTAGGTGTTATGTCTGCTACAAACTGGTGTTCGTGCATTATTGCATTAGCTCCAACATAACCTGAGCGATCTCAGCGTCGTTTAGATCCGTCACTGCGCCAACCTCGCGACCAATGACCTTCTCAATAAATGGCTTACGCTCACTCGCCATAGGGAACTTCTTAGCAAGCTCGGCCTTCAGACTGTCGTGTTGCGTGGACGCTGGCTTCGCTTTTGGCGCACTGGCTTTCGCCTTAGTTGCACTGTTGCCATCGTCGTCCTCATCTGCGACAAGACCTAGTGCGCTCATGTAGGAGTAACGACGAGCATAGGTAACTGCGCTACCTTGTGCCTGTGGGTCTTCCTTCGTCATGTGTAGCTTCATTGAATACGCTATGAACTGACCTGATTCGTGAATTAGGTATGTCAGAAGAGCATCTCCACCACTCTCGTCGTGAGTAATAAACTGACTTACTGCCAGACCATGCTTTGTAAGAACAGGGCTTGCGCTTTGTACCACGTCGGGCAGAGCCGCGTACTTACTCTTAAAGAACGGATTGACCGATCCCTTTGGTACTGCACTGAACTCGGCTTGTGCCTTTACCAGTGCGCTTGCTAATTCGTTAATCTCTGGACTCTGCATTAGAGTTCCTCTCTCTTAGTTAGTTTTGAGTCGTTAATGTAGACAAGTGAAGCTCCGTCATTGACGCAGGTAGTTCGGAACGAACAATAGTCACACTGCCAGAACCTACCAAACGGATCCAACTCAGTTACATTACCGTTATCTTCTACCGCCATGCGACGTGGTAGGTAGCCGTGTTGGACAACCTCACCGATCTCATTCATACGGTCTAGTTCTGCTTGTGCCATTGGCTCCCATACGTCACGGGGAACGTGGAACTCTGCCATTACTCGGCTCATGTCCGAGATACCCATAGCGGTTGCCATGTTCTTGCTCAATGCCTCAAAGGTGAGACTGCCCAGTACAAGAACGTCGATGGTCAAGCCATACTTTTCTTCTATTCCAAAGGCGTTAAGTCCTGCCTGAGTAATTGCTCCTGGCTTCGGGCCCTCTGGATCGACGGTCTTGCGACCCATGCGCTTCCAGCCAACCTGCTTGTCAAAAGCGAACGTACCCATTGTCTTCAACTCGAAGAGTACGTTACCAATCTCTGTGTTGGGAATGTACGCGTCGCAAGATCCTGAAAGATACTCACCAAGTTTTGTAGCTACCTCGAACTCGGCTTGTGGGAAGTGGCGTGAGATAGATTCCTGCACCAATTCGTGCACCTCAGATCCGACACCCATAACCCACGCGCCAGCCGCGTCCACTGGTTCTGTGGGCTCCGCGTCAAAAGCGTTATACCCCATCTGTCGAGCACAACCATGCGCCGACGAGTATCTAAGTGGCGTATCAAGTGCCGTTGGTTTCGGTACCTGAGCCCTCTCCTGCCATTCCTGCAACAATAAATGCGTAACGAGTGGATCCCTAGTTGGATTCATAATCACTCCCTTCTTTGAGAGAGACATTACAGCTTCTAGGTCACAATGTCAAATACTTAAAATGCCACCAAAGTCGTGAGTTATACCTTTAACTGCAATTAGGTTTGCTTGCACGTAGGGAATGTGATTGTCGTGGTGCCACTTGCTAGGGAAGAAACTGCGTAGGCACGACACTTGGAAACGTACACGACCGTCGATAAAGTCAGAGTAAGTCTTATCAGTGTGATACCAGAATGAGTTTTCGTTCCAGAAGGCTATGTGAGTTGGGTCTTGGAAAGCACCGCGACCATCACTGCTAGGAGTCATAGATAGCAACATGCCACCATGAGTGAGCTTGTCATAGCACCATTCCATAAATGCAACCTTGTCAGGCAAGTGCTCCATGAAGTCGTGTGCACGAATAACACCAACGCTGTTGTCTGCTATGTCCATGTCAAAGATGTCTCCGACGTAATCGACACCAAGCCCAGGTCGCAGGTCTACGCCTAGGAAACCTGGTGCCTTGTTGTGGTGTGCACCTAGGTCAAGGGCAAGCAAGCCTTCACGCTTAGCCCAAGCCAGCGCGTTCTTCTCGACGGTCTGGTGATACAGCTCAACAGTGCCAGTCTGAATCTCAGCATTTCTTACTGTCTGGGTGTTGTCAGGGTGTACCCGTTGCAGGTACAGGATCTCTGGAATGTGATAGAACTTGGTGGCCTGATACATACGAGCCATTAGGTCTTGGTCGTCTAGTACCTCTAGGCTGGCGTTATAGCCCCCTATTTGGTCGTATAGGGCCCTTCTGAAGGCTCTCAGGTGGTTAGGTGCGTACCAGATGTAAGACAGGTTGTGCGGGTAAGGCTCGAAGGACATAGCCCCCTTGTACCCGTCCTCGACGTAGTACTTCCAGCCATGAGCAGGATCAAACTCGGAGTCGTCTGGCTTGCCGTCCTCAAGAATCTGAGCAGTATCGGAATAGACAAAGCCCACCTCGGTCATGTTGTCGAATACGTACTCAACGTCCATGAGGGCAGTAGGCAAGAGAAGGTCGTCGTGGTCAAGCTCCAGGAGAATGTCACCGTGGCAGTAGTCCATGCACTCACGCTTCAGGGCACCTACACCTTTGTTGTCAGATCGGTAGACAGAAACTCGACCGTCTTCTGGTGGCTCCCACTCAGCGTCGCCGTTAAGTAGAACGATCCATTCCCAGTTGTTGTTCGTTTGCTCGTTGAGCGAACGGTAGCACTCGTTAAGGTACTTAGGGTCGTGGCTTGGAGTGAATACGCTAATCATTGTCTTCCCACTTAAAAATGGCACGAACGTACAGAATAACGTAGATCAAACTGTACATAATAAACCCGTATTGTTTTGACTGTAAGGCGTAGATTACCCATAGGAACTCGTTGCAGATAAGAACAAACCAACCCCAACGCAACTTGCTTCCAACGGTGAACAAACCACATGAGCCAACAACGGCAAGTATCCAGGACCACATTAGAATGAGTACGCCACGTTAGGGTACTTCTTCTTCATAAACTGGATTAACGACACACCTTCGTAGCGTCGGCACAAGTAGTCGAGCGACACGAACATAGGGTCGTAACTCCCGTCACGTACCTCATGCTTAACAATTATTCCTCGCCAGTGGGCGTTCCCCTGCGGGCCTTTATAGTCCTCATCATGGAGATAACATGAGCCCGCGACAAGGCCATGTTGGCTCTTGCCAGCGACGAAACGGAGTCCGTACGCAAGCGTCTGTTGGTGGCCCATCGTGAAACTATGGCCAATGGATTTAAGTCTCGCTTCAACGTTGCCCCCTAGTGGCTTTCCTGTCATTGGGTTGTAGAAGTAGTGACTGTAAGCAACACCATCTAACCAAAGTATTTCTAGGAATGGTGTTACCTTCCACCCGCTACGTGCGTAATCTAAGTCATTAGTTGAGATTACGTCTTCGAGCTGAGCATCTGAATTAACTGCTCTATTGATTCTGTCTTCGTGATTACCGAGAAGTATGTACCGTTCTGGTTTCCAGGATTTGTGTCTTGTTCTGGCTCTCGTTTGGTTGAGCTTTTTAAAAGGAGATTCTAGCACACTCCAGGCATAGTTCGCAGCCTCGATGTCTTCCTTGTATCTGCGACCTTCCATTGACTTCTTGCCCTTGTCATACATCGACAACGATGGCATATCAGCGTGATCACCAAGATGAATTATCTTTACGTTGGTATCTCGAAACTCATCAACGATGTACTGACCAATCCAAAGAAGATGGTCAGTAGGTACACCAGCTTTCGCTTGTGTGTCAGGGATTACTACGTGGACGTTATGCGTAGGTTTCATGGCTGATCTCCTGGTCAGCCATAGTATAGCCTACTTATCCACAAGATACAACAATATCTGCGGGAGTTACTGTGTATAAATCTGGCCAGTCCAGAACCTTCGGGAAGCCAGCGAACCAGAACCCACCAGCCACTAGGCCAGAACAGATCCAGGTCTTAGACTTACGGAGACAAACAGAGTCCGGGAGAGCCATGTCTAGGGCACAACTAAAAATAGTCAAAAACCCATAGCGGGAACCGACCTGGGACCTGACAAACTCTAGAAACTTGCCACGATTAACCAACGGTGGCAACGGTACGATCTTGTAAGTACCACCAGGTGCTACTGATTCCAGGGTCTTGTCGTCGGTGACACCCTTAGCTTCGGCTTGGATAATAAGCCATTCACCTTGGTCATTCTGCTCGCTAAGAACAGCGACGTGGTTCCACTCCCAGTCAACCCGCTTAGCTCGACGTTGAGCAAAACGAATAGCGGCACCAATGATGCCCTTAGACCTACAAATAACTAAATCTCCTTGTTTCACCATTCACCTTCGGCTTCGAGAACTTCTACTCGCTCTTCTAGTTTGTTAATCTCGTTGTCTTGGCGAACGTCAGTAACGTCCTCAATGTTTTCGTGACCGTGGCGTGTGGCAAAGTACGTACTAATATACGCAGAGATAAGACAAAAGACAACTAACTGCCATGTAAAGTGACTAACTGCTGTCTTAATGCAGAAGATGTTGGCAAGCCAGTAGCCAACTTCTGTCATGCCAGCAACGTGTGGTCGTCCCCGTGCTTCGGCTTGAACCATAAGCACGGAAAAAATGTTGGCTACACCAAGTGCTAACGCCGCTAGTAATGCAATTTTCACTTGTCGTCCTTTAATAGTTTGTGTATTTCTTGAACCAGAGCATGTGTCTCTAGGTCTAGTTGATAATCCTTGACCGAGTGCTCAGTATCGAACTTCTGCATCTCGTCAGATAAACGGTCAGCTCGTTTAGCTGAGATAAGTAGCACTGATCCTTGTAGACCAGCCACCATAGAGAGAACTAGGTTAAGTCTAAAGAATGGTGCAGGGTCAATGCCGAAACCAGCAGAGAGAATCCATAGCACCATAGCGGTGCAGAACACAATAAGGAATGTC